CTGCTATGTTTATATTACCAAAATTATTTTCTTCTTCATCCATCTCATTTAATTTTTCTTCTGGATACCATTCACGGCGCGATACAGCGCCGTCCGTCACCTGCTCGATCCGACAGGCCATCTGCCAGGACGGCCTAGCGCGCCCGTGAGCGATCATCCATGGGAAGGTAGGGGAGCAGGGGATCAGGCGCGCAAAGGCGCTACTGGTCATCCCTGACGTTTCTAGGTACTCTCTAAGCGTCACTCGCGACAAGCCTTCAGCGGCTTCAACTCCGTCAGGGTTAGACTACTAAAGGAATTTAAGCTTTGTCAACCCTTATCTTGCCATTCGCGCTCACTGTCTTTGATTTGATCAATGATATCAGCAATTTCACTATTGCTCATTTTACGAAATTTTACATTTAACTTTTTTACTGCTTTATATGGGTTTCCAGTGAGATTTAAGTCAAACCATTTCCCACAACACTTTACGCCTAGGTTTATTGGCCCGATCTCAGTTGAACTTATATAAATAGCGCGTAGCATATGTGATTTACCACAGCAATCACAACCTAAAGGATTAGTATTTAGTGAAGCGAAGATGGGTAATTCGTCATCTATGTGATTAGTCATAACGAACGCTCAAATCAGGATGGTCTATATGGGCCACTACATAGTGCGAACGCTTGTAATCCAATATAAATTGATGTTGCGTATGCATACTTTCTCTATCTAGTTTAGACAGTTTACACAATCTTGCTTCAAATCTAACGTCTCTAAATTGATTAGAATATAGATTCTTAATAAGAACAGCTTGATTAGAATTTAATGCAGCTGCTATATAATAAGTATCATTTCTAAATTCAGCGGTTATATACCACGTCATGATTTAGCCAATAGCCAAAGAATAAATAATATAATTAGCCAAGGCCATGGAGCAAAATAATTAAGTAATAAAAATATATCTAGCATTGTGTTATACTCCTGGTATACTCTTTCTCCGCCATGTCAGTAAGCATGATATTTTGTTTTTCTTTGTAATAACTTTTATCAGCAGCATAAGCAGCAGCAGCAGCAGCAGCATCAGCAGCATAAGCAGCATCAGCAGCAGCAGCAGCAGCATAAGCATCAGCAGCAGCAGCATAAGCAGCATCAGCAGCATAAACAGCATCAGCAGCATAAACAGCATCAGCAGCATAAACAGCATCAGCAGCATAAACAGCATCAGCAGCATAAACAGCATAAGCAGCATAAGCAGCAGCATAAGCAGCATAAGCAGCAGCATCAGCAGCATAAGCAGCATCAGCAGCATAAGCAGCATAAGCAGCAGCATCCGCAACATAAGCAATCTTTTTAGCACTAATTCTTATTTCTTCATCTCCTGTGTTTAAGTAATCAATTACTACTTGAGGCGCTTTCCATAAATGTATTACCGATAAAGCTTGCTTTCTAGCAAATTCTTTAAGAATTTTTTCCCCATTTATTCTCCAAAGGATAGTTCTTTGAGAGCAAACTAATTTATCTTTTTCCTGGATAACATCTCCTTCACATTGTACTTTACAAATAGTATTACCTGGGGAATATCTTAAAGCATCAAGTATTCGCACAGAAGCATGCAAACCAGAAACACAAATTTCTAGTTTACCTTTATAAATTAAAGGTTTATTATCCAATGGGATAGGTGAACCATCACTGAGTTTATCGCCCACAAAATGCCAAGCTAACGTGCCCATTGTGTTGCGTCCTTGTGTAAAGATAGGCTTTGGCTTCTTTAACCATGCCAAATTTAAGCCTGTTGGGGCAGCGTAAAAGTCTTGCCACACTTCACAGAGCACCTACTTAAAGCAAAATGCCCCGGATTTCTCCAGGGCATCCCACCATTACGCTAAACCAAATTAGTTAATAATTCCTTAAAACAACTCGTCAAGAACGCTCTTGCCGTCCTTACCCTTAGCGCTCTCCTTTGCCTTCTTCAAATCCATCTCAGACTTGATGATCTTGATCAAAGGATCGTTGCGCAACCAACCATTAATCATCTCACGCCGCGATGCGCCTTCCACGCTCTCAACCTTAACAAGCGCCTTTTTCTTGTCGGCTTCCGTGGCGACCTTCTTCGTCTTGCGCTCATACGCTGCAACAAGAATGTCAGCCCACATCTGCACATCGAAAGTGCGCCCGGGGCCGCCCTTGCCTTCACCGCGAGTATAAAGCTTACCCTCGACAAAGTTGGCCCACATAGCATCAGCCGATGCAATGACATCAACCATGCCATCGTCATCTGCACTGTTACGAATGCCCGTGTCGAACTTCTTTGCGATAGCAAAGCCAACCATCTGCTTCATGGTAGCAGGGGAAAGCTTATCAACCGCGTAATTCTTCGACTTCTTACCATCCCGCGACGCAACCTTGATCTGCGAAATAGTAGCTGGAACGCGCTTGTGCTCCTTGTTCTCAGCGTCGATATAGGTCACGACAACCGGACCCGTACCGCGCTTGGTCTTCTCAGCCGTTGCCGGCTTAGTCACTGCCTGAGTAGCCATAGTTAATAAGCCTCCTAGAGTTTGGTTTCTGTGCTCACCATTGAGCCAGTAACAAACACTCTAGATGCTTTGCATTCTTACGTCAACAACAAAAACGATGCTTCGCTCAATATTTCTTGTTCACAGCCTCTTGAATAGCCTCGTGTGCTGTGAGCATGTCAACCATGGCGCTGATCGAGCACACTTTGCGTTGTGGTTGATCGTCCAAAACAACAAACCTAGGATAATGATACGTCAACAAATATTGCTCGGTGATTAGTTTTGCCCATTCTTGGGGCGTTACTAAACGTTGTATTTGTTTAGTACTTGGTTTAACTGTTGAAGAGCCAACTATAGGTTTAGTCTCTATTGTATCTGCGATAGTTAAACCAATTTTCTTCTCCAACATAAAATAATACACAGGCATAGCATAACTATATATCCAATATCTTAAGAGCGCTAATTTACCAGAGTGCCCAATAAAATAGCTATAAAACTCTTCTTCTGGAGTATCAAAAGGCTTAGCTTTGTTATTTTCATCTAATTGGTCAAAAAAACTATCTATTTCGGGCTCTTGATTAGAGTTTTGATCCGAATTCATAGTTTTATCTTCCCATTTTCGAGTTTTACATCCTGACGTTTCATCATTCTTGTAGCCAATTCAATAAACTTAGCTGTATCAGCTGTTTTTCTGAAATTATTTAACTCTTTTAACATAAATATAGGCACATACTTATCAAACTTATCGAGTGTTGCGCTTGCTTGACGAACAAAATCATCTGTGCTTTCCGCATTGATCCAAATTTGTGTAACACACATTGCCCAACAAGCCGCAATAAAAATATCCAATGGAATTTTCTGCGCCTCCATTATTTCTGTGAGTAACTCTTCTGTGCTGCGCATATGCGCTATATCGCGCTCTGTGCCGGTTTGTTTGCTGATCATCTTTTTTCCCATCGCATATAGTTGACACTCAACAGACAGCCAAGTGGCCATTGCTCTATGCCTTCTGCATTCTTACTATTTATAAATATTGCTTTACAGTCTTTCTTATCTATTAATCTAATCACAATATTTGCATCTTGGTATATAACATCGCCCATAAACTTTCCCAAGTTATCCTTACTCATTTGCTCATAGCCTCGATGCATTGTGACGCCGGCATATAACTGTGCAAGCGCACATTAAGAGCCAAAATGGTGACTCACGTGAAAAGCGTTCTGGAGATCATGATGCTGTACCCCATTAAGCTTGAGCAGCTAGCTGCTACTCTGTAGCGTTCCCGGTAGCCGGTAGGTGAAGCTAAGCACACTAAATATGCTTTGTCAAGTTAACATTATTTTAACAAATTGTTAATAAACAAAAGATGTAACTGTATCTACAAGCAATATCATTGATGTTGACAATATCAAGCGTCGCACCTATGCTCAGGCTATTGGATAACGGAGAGACGCTATGGGTCGCCGCGCACATTCTAAGAACATAACCGTCGTCCCCCGACGCAAAAAGATGGTGGTTTATATTACTGTCGAGCATAAGGTGACAAGCTACGGTCCTGTCTATACAGCCTTAGCCGAAGTGATTCGTAACCTTCGATTTGGGCTTAACATGACACAAGAAGATGTGGCGAAGGCGCTCGGCATGTCGCGAACGTCTCTGACAAATATCGAGGCAGGCCGTCAACGTGTCTATCTTGAAGATGTGTGGAACTTGGCAAGCATACTGAAGACAGAACCTAAAAAGCTCTTCGCCGCAATCGAAGAGGAATTGCGGCACCATACCAGCTAATGTCATTATTTAATAAATAGTTGTTAGCAATCATATCTTTAACCCACTGCACTGGATTTGTCAACGCAAGTTTGTCGTGCAAAAATGCGCCACACAAGAAAATATCTTCTGGTTGCATCCCTAACATTTCTCGCATTGCAGGCTCGTATTCGCTATTTGGCGGCTTTGTCTCTATCTTAGTTACAGTGCCATAACAGCCTTTATTACCGCCTAACATATTGATGGTGTAAAGCTCAATGGGCCGTACCGCTTGCATGACCATAACAAACGCCAGCAACGCAATGCCGCGCTGCACCATTTCTTTGTGCGAGACACCGCCACTAACCACCACCTCAGTATAAATAGTGATGAGATTTTCTTGCTCGCTCATATCGCGGCGCCACATATTCTTAGGATGGCCAATAATAGAAGTGGGAACATTAGGGATAAAACCGACAACGCGCTCTATCAAATGGTAATTATGACCAAATTTAGATATGATCCATTCTGCTACATCGTTTTGTGGGACATTGGGGAACGCATTTTGCAAGATGTTGCGCAATGTTGTTCACGTGCTTTGGTGAATAAGCATGATTGCTCAGTAGAATAGTTTGGCAAATTTTATATACAACTCGGGAATTTTTATTGCGAGTGTTGTTGTATCCTAAACTACGAGACGGGATTAGTTGTATATAAAACTTATAGATTAAAAAAAAATACGCTTTACTTAGTTACTTCCAAATTAGTTGCTAACTTTTGATCAATGGATATACGTCAAAGCATTCAACGGGCAAGCCATTGCGACGACGCTCGATTGCCTCCGCAAAGAGAATAACGGAGCGCAAACCGTAGCACTCGATCATTGCTTCAAGATCAGTGCCAGCGTCGTGGATGCGATGTGCGTATGCGATGGCGCGCGGCATACCGATCTTGGGTTTCATTTTGGTGTTGCGGACTTTGAGTGTCATGGTCATTTGCTTTTAGCTTTCTAGCTCTGCGCTTTGAAGCGCAACCGCGTGAGGTTGATTTACTAAACTGGGGACACAGTAGCAACAAATTACAAAGGGGTCAAGCCTTTTGTTTTGATGCGATGCAAAATATGATAAATATAGGTGGCGTGCTCGGTTGTGAGATTTTTGTATTTGGTTTGCATATAAAATACAAAATATCCGACGCTGTTGGCTTGTGAATAGGCTGCTAGGGCGTCCTCGGGGTTGTAATCGTTGTTGTCGGTCTTCTTTCCATCGCACATCTTGCGCCACTTTGCTTTTGTGACGCCAATGGTGCTGTAGACAGTTGTTATTTGCAGGCCAAATATCTTAGCAATTTCCTTTGCGCTGAAACCGTGATATTGATGTATCACCATCTTTTCACCAGTTGGCCGCTTGGAATGTGCAGACGGCAGTGGAAGACGGGTTGTCATGTTGTGTATACCTTGTATTTTTGCTGTAGTGGGATGGTAGCGTAAAGTTATTGCTGGGAAGTTAATTGGGGTAGGGTACAACCTCCGCGTGCTAACACCAAAACCTACCCCGTAACACCAAAGTATACGGCAAACTCCACGTATGAATATGGGCGTAAAATTTGCGTGAAAAGCTAGGTTTTATTGGGGTTTTGACGCTGGGGCGCTGAACGGGGGTACACACACAAACAGCAAAATGGGTCAAACCCTTTACTACCTCTCTCTACCTCTTATTCATCTATTCTCTATTTGTTCTACTATACACCGTTCAATTTATATTATTCTTCTTAGTATAAGAGTTAGGTGTATATTATGTATATTATTCTTTGGTTTTACCTTGATTTCCCCCCATTTTCTTGGGGATGTCCCCCTCTAGTCCCATGTGTAGCGTTTGCCGTCGCGGTTGGTGGCGCGTTTGGTGTGTGCACGTTAAGGTTGTAAGTTAGCCTAGGCTAATCAACTTCTGGTATTGACGTTTCCATTGTTTGATGTATTAATAAGCTCTTAACGTATCTAAACCGTGTTGTAGATACACTTTATGTCAATTCACTTCTGCGTGAGCTGTATCTACTATTTTCCATATTGTGATGTTATGCGAATTCACAATAATGTGATTAAAAATTAACTATTTGTTAAGATTTTGATGCTTGTATTGTTGCATCTACAATACTAAACTGCGCCCCTGGTCTGTATCTACATCGCATTAACACTTTGTTAACTAAAAAATATCTCCGCAACGCTATTATTTTGCTTGAACGCGAAGCGAATAGGTATATAGTCAAAGGCGCAAACAACGGAGAATGACAATGTCACGCAATATGCAATTCCTTGTTATCCGTGCTGTTTTGCGTTTCTGCGGCATGCGCGCCGATCGCGCGAACTACGTAGCTCGGGGAGTGTATGTGATATGAACCATTGCGCACACGTAGCGAGATATTTTTGTTATCGTTATATCAGTCTTAGCCCTTACGCGCCTGGGGCTAATGCTTTTCTTCTTCAGTATTATAATATGTGGCGTCTGCACCTCAATATGTCTAAATGAAAGGAAAAACAGCTGCGCAACAACGCAGCTAATTTAGTGAGAGTTGTATATAAAATTATATTAACTATTATCACTTTAATTTGATTTGATTTGACTTATTTTGCTCTTGACACATGTTGTATATGCAACTCTGCCGACTTGAGTGGCTGAATTGTAGATACAATTTTTATTAACTGTTTGTTTATATATTTATAGTATTATAATAGAATGAATGATAAAAAAGCAATTCGCGCAGCAAAAATAGCAAAATATTTGGCTAATAGCAAAATTAGCTATACCAGAAAATTAGCTAGGCAGTATAAAGTCGATTATAAAATTCTATTAGAAATGCAAAAAGGGCCATGTGAATTATGTGATACGAAAACAGAAGATAAATTCTATTTAGATCATTGCCACAAAACAAATAAATTACGCGGAGTATTGTGTCAAAAATGTAATTTCGCTTTAGGACATTTAGAATACATATTAGATAATAATTTATTAAATAAGATGATTAAGTATCTAAATAAGAAATAAAATATGTTTAGGCGCGTAGTGTATCTACATCTCACGCAATACAACTTGTAGGTACATTATGACTCTGTTCGCATAACATTCGTTATGGAAAATTAATGTGTCAAGTTATTTATTGTAAGATTGTAGTATCTACAACTTTGTGTTAACGCCTCATTAACTATTATCACATTAAAGTGATTTGACAGATAGTTGGTATATAACTTGCTGTGCGACACTGTGTTGCATTTATGCGATGTATATGCAACTCATGCTAAATGTTTGTTGTATGTTTTTGTTTTGTATGTTGTTTGTTCTTATTGAACGCTGTATAGTGTTGTAAAAATAAAAAATGGTAGTGACATTTTTACAACATGGGGCCCCTACTTGAAATATATAATCCGCCTAAATTTTCAAATATCAATTTTTACTAAACTTCCGTGGTAAACCGAGATAAATATTCAATAGCTCGCTGTAATATATTTATATCGTGTTTAAGCCATCCAATACCAACATTACAGTTATTACATAACAAACCTCTAATGATTTTTGTTCCTTTTATATGGTCTATATGAAATATACCAAACCCGCCTCCTGGCTTATTGGTTCCGCATATGTCGCACACCCCAGAATGATTTTTTCTAAGCTCTTCAACCTGTTTTAATGTTAAATTAAATTTTTTCTTATAATACAAAGACATTTGATACTTATTTTTTATTCTATTCGGTTTAAAGTATTTTCTTTCATATTTAGCTTTTAGTTCTTGACGTATAGCTTTTTCCTCATCAGGTAATTTACCTCTTCCTTTTCGTCTGTACGCCTCTTTACATTGTCTTTTACAGAATTTATGCTCACTTATTCTTTGATTAAATTCATACCCGCAATAGTGGCATTTGTTTGTTTTTCCCATATTTTAACTTGCCAAAATTTCCAGATTTCCTATTTCACTAAACTTCCCCACTACTATTTATCTCAGCCATTAGAGCTTTTTTATCTATAGATACCATATCACCGCTCCCACGCTAATTAATACACCCCATGCTAACAGAGCATACACCCAATTAATTATATAACTTAGTGTTTTTGATATCATGACCATATGCTCCTATTACCAAGAAAGTCCCTTGTAATTTGTAGTATATTTGGTTTATTTTGTTCTATTTTATTTTGAACAGTTTCAAAATCACCAGTATCGATGTTTAGTAAAACTGGAGCTAGTTCAAATCTATCATGTACTAAATCTTTAAGTTTTTTGCTATTGTGCTTACAATAAATTCCTTCAAGAAATACTAGTCCTTTAGTTATAGAATTCACAATATAAATTTTATCATACTCAATATAATCTTTATATACTCTACCTTGTTTTACCTGTACTCTATCTCCTGGCTTAAATGTATTGCTCATTTTTTCCTCCCTTTCACAATTTTATCTATTTCTTCTTTGATACTATCTATATTATTTGTTATTTCTATAGTTGCACCATTTGCCATATAACATCTTAGTACTCTCATAGATGTTCTACTTTGCGGGTGATCAACCATTTGCACGATTTGCAGAGGGTTGATATAGTGGTTCTTTTCATATGGTATCATGTTATGTCCTTTTGCAGAGGGTTGATATAGGGTTACGTTAAGTTTCCTTATGTGGGTAGTAAGGCTATGACTGAGGTGTATAGTTTACTCTATGTATTCTAGCAGTAAGTTCAAAATTACGCTCCCAAGCATCAACACTACAAGTATCATGTATATTTTGTAAGTTTTGTATTATATCTATATTTTTTCCATATATGTCATTTAGTGGTTTATTATTTTCAATAACAGTATAAGATTTTTTACCCTCCATATCAATACTATATATTTCATCAGGTATCAATACACCAAATGCGCATTTTTTATTGTTTGGAGCACGATACATACACTTATTTTCATGGTTTACAGCTTTGCTTTTTTGTTCTCTTAAATGCGTTATTACTTTATCGAATATTTCTTGTGTGGTCATCATTTTGTGGGTCCTTTGTATAGAGTATTGTTTGAGCGGTTGCGCTCAGGCGCAGAGTGAGAAGCAAATTAAAATCGTTTTCAACCTACCATACCCTAAATCTCTGTGCAACTGGTTAACGTAGGGGCTCCAGGTAGAGCACAGCTGTGACCTAACTGTGCCCCAGGTTGTAGCCGCTCCCTGGAGCCCCGAGTTTGAAATATTACAGATATAAACGTCTTTTAAATTTTAATCTAGATACTAAAAAAGCAGCTACTCAGGTGCTTTATGAAAAAATGATTTTTTACAATCGTAAAGCTAAACTTCTTTACGCCGCAATTATAGAAAAACTAAGGCAAGATGGTGCTAGAGCAGATGTTTTAGCAGGTATGGCTAAGCAATTACAACGTTGTAACGATATTGCTATTGATTGTGCCGCTAAACTTGCCCCATATCAATCCCCTAAACTCCAATCTATGGAAGTAAATAAAAAAATAACTCAGCGTTTTGTTATTGAAGCACCACAACAAATGATGTCTTCACATGCATGGCTAGAAAATAGTAAGAAATTAATAGATATAACACCAAAGATGGAAAATAACGAGCGAGCGACCAATCTTGCCGGGGGCGAGTAAAAATGTAGAATATTCTTTGAGCGGTTGCGCTCAGGCGCAGAGCGAGAAGAATAAAACATAAGGAGTTAAAAATATAATGCCCGGACAAACTAGACCAGCTAATTATGCGCCGATTGGTTTTACATTTTTTGATATAACAACTTCTGTAAGTACAGAAGCCAGCGCTGTTGCTGCTGGAGTAGGACCATTTGCAGGACTTTATATTAAAACTAGTACATCTTTGTCTATTACTAGTTTTAACGGTAATACAATGGTATTAGATAATATAGCGAAAAACACTACTATTTGGGTGAGTGGCGCATTTGTTAGTGCTATAGTCACAGCTACTAGTCAATTTGGATTATTGTGATATTATAGGAATTATCTGTAATAACAGCAGCAAATGGGTCTCCTATAGCAAGATTTTATAATAGTGTAGTTCCTTTTGCTACTATAGCTAGAATTACCCAGGAAGTTCCACAAGTAAGAATATTAGTAGCTGCGACAACTACACTTTATGCTAATGTAAATGCTTCATTTGTTATAGGCACGTTGGCATGTAATGGATGTATATATGTAAGAAGGCGAAGGTAAAATGAGTTTTATATATAGTTTAAGCGATAGTAGGTGGGTTAGTTCTCTAGTAACCTATGAAAGCATACAATTAAATGCTACTAATGGCGCTGGAGGGGCGGCAGTAGGAGCGGCTGCGTCTAGACTTCTAAAACTTAAAAATAACAACACAGAAGTTTTTGGTGTAGATTTACAAGGCAATGCATATGGAAAGGATGGTATCTTTACTTCTATAAATAGTGTAAATTTAACACCGTATTCAGTTGTTCAACCATCTAGTGGCAATTTTCGTGGCTCTGGTGCGTCCAATATTAGTACATTTGTCACGCAATTTTTGAGGTCAGATCAGAATGCTCAATTAAACTCAGATGGAATACATCATTTTTCTACTGATCCGTCTTCTGTTGCAGTTTTGTCATTTGCCTCCGTAACATCTGGTGAAATTCTTACAATTAATTTTACTTGGGGCGTTGTAAGTACTTCTATTCAAGCCACGGTTCAGCCGGGCGATACAGGTAATTCTTTTGGAATACGGGTTGCAGAGGCTATAAGGTCAAACTCTAATTTATATACTCCTGGAAGCCCCCCAGACCCAACCAATCATATGGTTGGTGGTGGTTATAGTAACGGAAAGCCTATTGGTTATACCGTACAGTATCAAAACGGTTTGGCTTTTGACTACGATGCTCGGACTCCGATGGTCCTTAGTTATTCTTTCTCGGGAGCGTCTACAACAAGTATGACCATTTCCGGTGGTTGGTTTAGCCATCCGGCTAATTATGACGGCGGCACTACAGGTGGTAGCGCCAATGCGCAAACAGCTAATGCTACGGGTTTTACGCTTTCTGCTGGTAAGTGGATACGCTTTACAGCAGGATTCACTAATAGCGGCGCTGCTACATTGAATGTTAATAGTTTGGGGGCAATTGCTTTCCGTAAAACAGATAACAATTGGCCTAGTGGGGCCTTGTCTGCGCTATCTGGAAATGAAATTATTGCCGGACTTGTTTATACTGCGGTATATGACGGAACATTTTTTCGACTACATCAATCTTCTATATTTATAAATAATTTCAACACAGAGAGCGTGAGCACTACTCTCCCGAATTATTTGGATAATAATCCAGTATATGTGCGGAGTCGTGAGCCCGGTTTTGCACCTCCAACAGGAAGCATTGTTGATGTACTTTATAGTACTGGCCCGACTACAAGAACGCCAACTACTAGATCGGCAAACTATGGTGTTTTCTCGTCTTGGGTCGTGAATCCTTCTTATTCTGGTTCTAGTGACGCTCTTGTTTATACTGCGTTTTTAATGCAGCCCGGTGGTCCAGGGGGCGGTTGGTGGTTTGGACAAGGTATTTGGCATAACAGTGGAGGTGCTCCATTTTCCGATAGCGCCCTTCGTGATATGGGGCCAGGTTCTATTAATCTTCCAGCTATAGACAGCTCGGCAAATTCTGGAATTTGGTTTGATAAATATCCAAATAATACTACAATTGTAAACCGCATTTATTATAGTCGCGGCTCTGGCGCTATGAATATGGAGAGCAGCCAACAAATAATTTTATCTGCGTCCAGTGGTATAGGTATAAATGTTACGCCTTCTGGTAGTTCCTTTTATTCTAATCTTGGTTTATTTGTAGCTGGTTCTCAACAACCATCAACAGGCACAGGATTTTCTGCGAGAATAAATTCTGGGTCAGTAGAACTCAAAGGTCGGAATTATGGCAGTGCTGTAGATATCCCAGTTGTCCTTATTGCTAGCAACTTTACCTTCAAAACAACAGCTGCGGGGGCTATTGATGTTACTATTGGCGTGGCTGATGCACAACGTGGTTCCCTGTTTCTTGCTAATACTGCTAGTGGATCGACCCAAGTTTTGCCAGGCGCAACGGGTACTAATGTTCTGACGCTGCCCATTGGTACACAGACTTTGATAGGAAACGCAAATGTTGATAAAATCGGCTTTTTGAGTGGGGGAAGTGGCACGGGGTTGTTAACTTATTCTTTTTTTAAGCAGACCGTGGATTTCAATGCAACCGGAGACACTGTTTTTGCGATAACACTCCCTGTTGGTTTTACTAGATACCGCGCAAATCTTTTCTTTATAACACGTGCCAGTGGTACTTTAACTACAGCAACTGTTGCTGCTTTTACCGCCGCTGGTGGCGGAGGCTCAGCTATTACAACTAATCCTACTGCGGTGACAATTAACACTGCGGCGGAGAACACGAATAATAATGCACAGCAGGTTAATATTACAAATGGTGTAACACAGACTTTTGAGCTAGCAACGCAACCTAATATATACTTTCGTGTGATTACTCCGCAAGGCTCAGCTGCTACAGCAGACGTTCTTTTTTGTATTATTCCAGTGCCGTAACGAGTTATATATATATATGTATAAAAGGAGATGAAATGAGTTTGAAGCAACAGATGACTATGCAAAGTCCAAGTGAGGATTCAAATACACCGCAGCCAAACATGATGGATATGCTTATGACGGTGGAGCGCAGGTTAATTGAGGCAAACCAAAGGAGCGGCGAATGGGAAGCAAGATATTATGCTGCGATGAGGGAATTAATGGAGCTTCGGAAGAAATGTGAGGAACAACAAGATTCAAATCTGACAAAGTCGAATACTGAAAATTAAATGTGTATTTATACCAGTAGACTAGTCTTTTTAAAACTAAGTGAAAGGTTTAGTAAAATGAAAAGTATTTCTAGAACTAAAGGTCCTCTTAAAACAAACCAGGGTAAAATGAGCAGCGCTCACGGAACAACCGGCCAATCTAAGTCTAATAACATGAACCAAGGAGGTAAAAATACTGTCGGTGCAGGTTCTCGTACATTTAGTAGTGGTAATTATAGACAAGCTGGGCTTAAAACTAAATAACCTAAATGGAGTTGGAAATAATGCCTAATAAAGTTCATAAAGTAATGCGTGAATATAAACAAGGTAAGCTACATAGTGGTTCTAAGAAAGGTCCGAAAGTAACTTCTAGAAAGCAGGCTGTGGCTATTGCTTTGAGTGAAGCTAGGAAAGGTAAAAAATAATGGCACCACGTAAATCACACCCCAATGGCATTGACTTCGCTGCCCCTAATAAAAATTTTGTGAAAACTAGTTTTGAAAATAAAGGAATAGAACAAGATTATTGGGAATATATGTACCCTATTGGAGGTATTTCTCCTGGTAAAAAAGCTTCTGGTTATGGGTATAACGCCACGCAAAGAGTAGGTAAATTACGTATGAGTGGCAATCCAAAAGCGCATAGGATTGGTAAGCGTTAGTGAATAACGAGACGAAATTATGAAACTCACTTTTGACTCTGATATAATTGGTTTGACTAAAGAAAACGCTAAACAAAAAATTATACCTTATATAAATGAATTACTAACTAATTTAATAGATTTTAAATGTGAAAATATAAGAATTACAACAAATATAAAAATATTAGCCAATAAACAAGTTGAAGCATTTTTTAATATAGAAGAAATAGATAACATAACTAAGAAGAAAAAATGACGCTAAGAGCAACTATTATTTCTTCTATAGAAGAAAGTAAAAAGAAAACTAAAAAAGAAGTAGACTATTCTGTGGGAATGCGCAAGAAAAAATGTGGATTATGTAGATATTTTATACCGGAGCAACGCGGGTCAGACGATGGAGAATGTCGAAAAGTAAAGGGGCGCATAAACGCAGAAATGTGGTGTAAATTGTTTGAACATAAATAATGGTAGCACAAAAAAATTCTCCCAGATATAAAGAATTAAATGTAGAAACTGTAACTGTTTGGAAGCCACAACCAAAGCAGGCGCTTCTTATATCTTGTCCGATATTCGAAACACTTTTTGGCGGAAGCCGGGGGGGTGGAAAAAGTGACGCAGTGCTTGGTGAATGGGCTATACATGCAGACCAATACGGAATAAATGCTATAGGGCTTTGCGTACGTCGAGAACGTACACAGTTAGTTGAACTAATAGAACGAAGTAAAGTTTTATATAAGCCCCTAGGGGCTACTTTTCATGAAATAGATAAAATGTGGCGCTTCCCAAATGGAGCCAGATTACGGTTTGCATTTTTAGAAAACGACTCTGATGCTATGAATTATCAAGGGCATTCTTATTGTGTTGAAGAGAATACTAAAATTAAAATGGCGGATGGGGCGCTTAAAAAAATAAAAGATATAGAAGTAGGAGAAAAAGTATTAACATTATTAGGCCCCAAAAAAGTATTATATAAAATAAATTCATATTTAGCTCCTTGTATAGTAACTAATGTTCACCGAAAATTTCAGTCAAAATATCAGGTTGTTGGTCAGAGGGTTGCTCCGGTTTGGCATCCTGTTTTGACCACCGCTGGAGTGTCTTCAAAACACAAAAATCAGATACTTTATAAATTTCAGCGATTTTTGTCTTGGTTAAATGGCCATTGTAATACATCTTTTCAATTTCATCGCGATACTGATCGAGGAAACGCGGCTTGGTTCTCTTTTTCAAAAGATGGTCAAAATTACCATAAAGCGTACCAACGTTTACGCCAAGAAACGCAGCAGCTTGGATCGTTGTTCGTTCCTGTAGTGCTTCACGAACCATATCTTCAGTTAAATGTCGAGCAGAATTCTTTGCCTTCGGTCCGCAAACCCATTTTATATTATTTTCTTTACAAATTGTTCCAACTAAAGTTGGTGAAAGTCCCAAACTTGAAATATTTTTACGAGGGTCTGCGGCGTAAAGTCTCACTTTTTCAACAAGCATTGGATCGTTTTTACCTTTTCCAGACCAATGTGCTTTCATATGCTCAGAATGAGAGGAAAATAATCTCAAATTCTCAATCTTATTATGATGACGTACTTTATCAATATGATCAACACGTTCTTTTCGAGTTAAAAACCTATTTAAATGCACCTCCATTACTAAACGATGTTGAAGCCAAATTCCGTTTGTCGCCATGGGGTGTGTTGGACACCATTCCCAGACATACCCATCCCGCCCCGCAGTCATGGGTGCACCCGTATACCGGCGAGGAACATTATCTTTTGGAGCGGGTCGGTCAGGGAATGATGGAAGTAGTTGGCGTTCAATATGCATGGGTATCAGACCTTTGTATTGAAGATGCCAACCATTATATCAGTGAATGTGGCTTAATTGAGGCGAACACCCGTATTTACTGCGAAGAAATGGGTACTTTTCCGAGTTTTAAGCCTATTAGAAAATTAATGGCTACGCTTCGTTCTGGCGCTGGTGTGCCTGTTAGATTTATTGCGACAGCTAATCCTGGCGGCCCAGGCCATGGATGGATTAAACAAAGATATATAGATCCTGCTCCTATGGGAATGAAAATACTATACGATAAGTTCCCGGATAGTATAACAGGTAAAACTATTACAGCTGAAAGAGTTTTTATACCTTCTGGAGTACAAGATAATAAATATACCAACAATTCTGGGTATATTGGTAGACTTTATATGTCTGGTAACGAAGAGTTAGTTAAAGCTTGGTTGTTTGGCGATTGGAATATTATTAGTGGTGCTTTCTTTCAAGAGTGGGATACTAAAATACATGTAATTAAAACTTTTACTCCGCCTAAAAATTGGACTAGATTTATGTCAATGGATTGGGGCTCTGCTAGTCCATTTTCCATTGGCTGGTGGTGTATAGTTGGAGAAGATCACGAAATAAGCAGTGATATATTAGAAAAAGATTGGAGGTTGTTTCAATCCCCCAATATGGTTAAAGATAATAAATTATTACTCCCTAAAAATGCTATTATAAGATATAAAGAATGGTATGGGTCTAAACCTAATGAAAATAATCAAAAAGAAGGCACCAATGAAGGACTTAAATTAACCGCAGAAGAAATAGCTGAAGGTGTAGCACTTAGAGAAATAGATGAGCCTAAGAATGAGCACGGCAAACCAAGAATTACATATAGAGTAATCGATCCGGCTGCATTTAAAGAAGATGGGGGCCCCAGCGTAGTTGAGCGTATGGGCGCCCATGTACATATTTATTTTAATCGTGCTGACAATGCACGAGTATCTAAAAATGGGGCTATGGGGGGTTGGGATCAAGTTAGAGCCCGCTTAAAAGGTCAAGATGGGCGCCCTATGATGTATTTTATGGATAATTGTGTTGATGCCATAAGAACTCTGCCAGCATTACAACACAATGAAGATAAAATGGAAGATGTTGATACTACTGGTGAGGATCACGCGCCAGATGAAATAAGATATGCTTGTATGAGTAGACCTTATCATAGACCTACAGGCGTAGATTTAGTAAGGAAATTATTTAAAAAGAATGATAATACAAGTTTAGTATTGCATGATATATTAGATGATTTACCCGTAGATACACCTAAGAGTATAAACCTTGCCAGAGTTAGATAATCCATATAATATTAATGAAGATATCTTAGCACAGCTTAGAGCTTTGCGCAATGCTCCGTTATTACCTCAAGTTACAAAAGAAGATACATTTAAACAACAAGCACAAAAAACAGGTTTAGCAGCACTTACTGCACTTGGTTTTATTGGAGCTAGAATGCCGCCGGCAGCAGTTGTTGGGCCTAAATTAAATTTAAATAAGCCAAATATAAATAATATGCAACCTAGTTTAGATAAACCTGTTAATTATAATCCAACAGGGCCAGCTGCTAAAGACACTCAAGAAATATTAAATTTTTTTTCACAGAGTAAGATACCTATAAAAACTGTTAAGGATACCCCAGGCGGCACAACATATATTAAATTTGAAAGCCCGTATGGCCCTGTTGGTGGAAAAGGTATGGAGCAGAGTACACCTACAATAAGAATACCTGCGGATAGGCACATAGGGCGGGAGCCTACTCTATATGATGTAGGTAACTATTTTGATATGGGCACTATACCAAGCAAAGCATCAAAAGGTAATCCTTTGAGCACCAGAAATGTTTCTGGTGAAAGTTTTGGAAATCTAGATACTTTGAAAGAAGCGCTTAAAACTCGTACAAGTAGTGCACCTTCAGGGGAAACTTGGTTGACTTCTCCTGATAAAGCACCACATTTTAGAAATGTAAAACAAGTAGATGCTCCACAAGCACCAAAAGAGTATCATCCATCTATGATAGATGATATGCTTAAAAATATGGAAATTCCTGGAAATATTCCAATTGAGCAATTGAGAATCCCACAAACTTTAGAAACTGCTCCAGGTATTCCCGGCACTTCTAAAAAAATGCAAGAAAGATGGGATAATATAGGTAATAGAGCTAATGAAAATATACCATCAAAGCTTATAAATAATTATTCTACTGATCCATTTATAGAAGGTATACGTAAAACAGATAAAGGTAAATACGACTTGACACTAATGGAACAACAACTGAGGAAAAAAGGTATAGATCCTACAGGTTTAGGCTACTTTGAAATGTATGTGAAATTACATCCTGAATTGTTTGATGGAAGTTTTTAAATGGCAGATACCCAAGAGCGCCCAACTAAAATAAAACAAATAATAAAAGATAAAACTAAGGAATTACAGCCCGGCGAGAATGTAATTTCTCGTAAATTGGCTGCTTTTTGGAAAGAACAGATAGAAGATGTAGATACTAGAGATGCTAATTGGTATAAAAAAGGCGCACAAATATCTAAGCGTTATCGCGATGAGCGCAACAAATTAGAAACAGATGGGCAGCGTAAGTTTAATATACTTTGGACTAATACTCAAATTATGATACCGGCTTTATATAGTAATAGGCCGATAGCAAATATAGATCGTACTTTTTTAGATCGCGATCCGGTTGGTAGATTATCAGCAAGAATGCTGGAGCGGTCAGTAAGAAATGAAATGGAGGATGATACATTACATGATAGTGTATCACAATCTGTATTAGATTATTTATTAGTTGGTAGAGGGCAAACTTGGGCTAGATACGAGCCGGAAATAGGTCAAGGACCGTCGATACCATCTTCTATGGAAACAAACATGGAAGATGAATTAAATAAGATACAAAATAATGGAGAAATTGAAGTAGATGAGACTCCAGAAGAAGAGCAGCTAGAAGGAACTAATCAACAATTATTAAAAGAAAGCGCTCCAATTGATTATATGAATTGGAAAGATTTTCTTATGTTCCCCGCTAAAGCGCGTACTTGGCGGGAAGTTCAAGCTGTTGGTAAGCGTCTTTATATATCTAAAGAAGAAGCAATTGAAAGATTTGGAGAAGAAATTGGTCGTGAGATGCGGCCAGATACTACTCCAATGGATAAAGAAACTAAACAGACTTGGTCTGATACAGCTGTATTTCAAGATTTAAATGAACGTAGTATAGTAGTATATGAAATATGGAATAAGACAGATAAAAGAGTATACTGGATTAGTACAGGATATGATTATTTATGCGATGTTAGGAACGATCCTTTACAATTAAAAGGTTTCTTTCCTTGCCCTAAGCCTTTGGTTGCTACATATACTAATGATACTGTTGTGCCAGTTCCTGATTTTTGGGAATGGCAGGATCAAGCTATACAGATTGATGAACTTACACAACGTATAGCAATGCTTGCTCGGGCTTGTAAGGTAGCAGGTACTTATGATGCAGCGAACGGAGGACTCAGAAGATTATTAAATGAGAGCGTTGAAAACCAACTTATACCAGTGGATAATTGGGCTATACACGCAGACCGCGGCGGGGTTCAAGGAAGTATAAGTTTTCTTCCTTTGAAAGAAGTACAAGAGACAATATCTACTTTGCAAGAAGTTAGGCGCCAGGTAAAGCAAGATTTAGATGAAATAACTGGCTTAAGTGATATTTTAAGGGGCACTACAGATAGTAGAGAAACTTTAGGAGGGCTTCGTCTCAAAAATAATAATGCTGGGACTAGATTATCACAGCGTCAGCGTGATGTTGCTCGTTTTGCTAGAGATAATGTTAGATTAATTGCTGAGATACAAGCAAAACATTTCTCAGATGAGACATTGATTAAATCTAGTGGTATATTATATGAGGATGAACTACAACCTGATTTTATAGAAGAAGAACAAAGAAAACAAGTTAGCGCGGTGTCTATGCAGGGGGCCGGCAGTGGCGCTGCGCTGCCCGGTGCTCAGCCTAGCGTCTCCGCTCCAGGACAACAGGCTGTGGCACCGGGCGCTTCTCTTATGGACGCAGAACAGCAAGGCAATAATGTAGTGCCATTTCCGGGGGGCAATCAAGGTGTTGGAGCCTCTGCTGCTGGGGCTCCATCGCCGCAACAACTTATGTCAGCTATACCAACAGAGTTTATTATAGCCGATAAAGTTCAAAAAGCATTAGATTTATTACGTAACGACATAGAGCGCGGCTATCGTATAGATATAGAAACTGATAGTACTGTATTTGGTGATCAAATGCAAGAACGTGCGGATGCCACAGAATTTATAACAGCCATTACAGCATTTATAGGCGAGTCAGGGCAATTAGGAGCAACACTACCTGAATGGATACCTCTAGCTAGTAGATTTTTACAGTTTTCTGCACGTAAATATAAAGCTGGTAGAGATTTAGAAGCTGCTATTGATGATTTTGCATCTAAAATGCGTGTAAAATCTAAACAATTAATAGAAAATCCGCCCCCTGACCCAGAAATGCAAAAAGTTGAAGCTGAATTAAAGATGAAAGGAGTGGAGCATCAAATGATGATGGTTAACGATCAAAGAGACTATGAAAAACAAGCTGCAAATGATGATCGTGAAGCAAAAATGCAAGAACAAGATGATATTCGTAAAGCGGTTATGGAACAACAAAAACAAGAGCGAGCAGAACGTATTGCTGTAATGGAAATGAGTATGAAAGAACGTGAATTACAAATGCAACAACAAATTTCTGAGCGTAAATTTCAAATGGATATGGAGCAAATGGATCGTGAAGCAAAATATCGTAAAGATGAACACGAAATGAGCATGAAAGAATTAACTTTAAAATCTAAAGAGAATGAAGCTAAGCGCCAAGATAGAAAATTACAAAATAAAAAGAAAAATAAGGTTGCTTAGTTATGGCTAGATTTTTTCACCAGCCTGATAACCCATTTGCCAATGAAAACGGTATGGTTTCGGAAGAAAATTATTATCAATATAAATATCTTTATGAAGAAGATAAAAGAGCTATAATAGGTAATAAAGTTATAGAGTTAAATTTTATAAGTGATACTATGGAGCCTACACTTCATATGTGTAATAATAAATATTACACATCTAAGAAAAAATTTAGAGACGAAACACGTGCTAGAGGTTGTATAGAAATAGGCAATGATACATCACATTTAAAACCAAGAGTAGCTAAAACGGTAGATAAAAAACAAAGAAGAGAAGATATAAAAAGAGCTATAAATGAAATACAGAATGGGGTAGATACTTTTAAGAATACCCCTTATGAAGGAATATTTAAGACTTCAGCGTTTAGAGCAAAAAAGCGTCGAAGACGTTTAAACGCATTTAAGAATTGACCTCAAACCAAGTACCGATTTAAAGGTGGAGCATGGCTAAGGATATCGAAGAAATTGACGATAAGATTGACGATAAAGCCCCTGCGAAGATGAGCATTCGCGAGGCTATTACAGCTGCGCGCGATGAGATACAAGAACGCGACGATGATAACGATAGCGACAAGTTTGATAGCAATAAAGAAGATAGAAAATCTAAGGCTCGCTCCAATAAAAAAGAAGAAAAAGAAGAGCGTAAAAAGCCTGTGGAATCAAGCTCAGGAAGGAAAAAAACTGATTCCGAAAATACAGATGGCGATGATGGGGCTCTGGAAGAAGAGAAAGAACCAACTGAAAATGAAGATGAAGATGAAGATGAAATAGAAAATGAAGTAGAAAATGAAGTAGAAATTTCTTCCCAGCTAAAGGTAGAAACAAAAGCTCCTGTCGGTTGGACGAAAGCAGCGAAAGAAAAATGGAACGATCTTCCCGCCGAGGTTCAAAGCTCGATACTCAAAAGGGAAAAAGAAGTTTCTGATGGTTTCGCTGGTACTAAAGTTGATAAAGCTAGGTTAAAAGAAATAGATGATGTTATTTCTCCTAGGCTCCAAGCTATTCAACAGTTTGGCGCTACTCCAGCACAAACAATTGATAGATTGTTTTTATGGATGGAGGCATTATCTAATCCTAATAATGAATTTAGACAAGCGGCATTCAAGACGCTTGCACAAAATTGTAATGTAGATGTTTCGCAGTTAGCCTCTCAACGGCAGACCCAGCAGCAAACATCTGGCACTAATTCGCAGCAGCAAGAAGAGACTACGGAAGAAATACCTACTTGGGCTAAAACTATTATTAGAGAACAGAATGCTTCAAGAGAAGCGGCTGCTACTCAACGGCAAGCTAATACCTTGGAGTATATAAATAACTGGTCTAAAGATAAACAGCATTTTGAAAAAGTGCGGGGGGTCATGACTGGTTTAATTCAAAGTGGCGCTATTCCTCTTGAAAATAACCAAATAACATACGGTGTTTTAGACAAAGCATATGATAAAGCACTAAGAAGCGATGATGATATTTGGAATGATATTCAAGAAGAGAAAAAACAAAAAGAAGTTGAGGAACGTAAAGCAGCCGCGGCAAAGAAAGCCGAACAGGCAAGAAAGGCGGCTGCGAAGAATGTTTCTCTACGTCCAAACGCGCCTACTTTAAATGGCGGTAGTTCTAATCAAAAATCAAATAGTAATTCTATCCGTGGTTCTATTTTAGCTGCTATTCAAGAGCAACAATCTAATTAAGAGTTAAAAAGATGGCGTTTCCAAATCTTTCTGAAATTGTTACTACTACGCTGCGTAATCGAACGGGTGTATTACAAGATAACGTAAGCAGAAATAATGCACTGCTTACAAGATTAAACCGCAAGGGAAGGATTAAAACTTTCTCTGGCGGCCGCACTATCGTTCAAGAATTAAACTAT